TGGCGTGGCGTCGTGAGGCATGGCAACGCAAGGCAATGCAAAGCAGGCGTGGCTCGACGGGGTCCGGCGAGGCGGGGCGTGGCAAGGCAGGCAAGGCATCGTTTGGCAGGGCGAGGTTTGGTCGGGCAAGGCAGGCAAGGCGAGGCGGGGCGAGGTTGGGCATGGCTCGTCAAGGCAGGCGTGGCCTGCTGAGGTGAGGACTGGCGGGGCACGGCAACGCAAGGCAACATCCCCCGGTGGGGCAACTCACCGGGGGCAATCAACAATGAAGCGGGACAATTGATATGGATTTCGACGCAGACTTCGCTTCAGTTCCAGAATACGCGAGGTTCTACCGTTCGCTGGGCATTCAAGCAGTGCCAGCAAAAGAACCCCGTGAAGACAAATCATGGAAGCGCCCAGCTCTCGCCACATGGCGAGAGCTAGAAGGCGGTCTCGCCCCCGACGATATTTTCGAAGGCTGGTACGGCGCCCGTGGCCAGCACTCAGGGCGCTCAAATCTCGGCATCATCACAGGCAAGGCCAGCGGCGGGATCTTCGTCGTTGACCTCGACACCCACAAAAACCAGCAGGCAATGGCTTGGTGGATGGGCATCCTTGAGATGCGGCGCACAGCCGGTGAGCTGGAAACAGCCCAGCAAACGACCGGAGGCGGCGGCAAACAACTCCTGTTCCGCGCCCCTCCTGATTGGTCTGCGCCCACCTGCAAGACACCCGCAGGCGTCGATATTCGCGGCGAAGGCGGCTTCGCCGTTCTCCCTCCCTCACGCCATGAAAGCGGTCGCCTCTATCAATGGGACGCCGGTATGGAGCCATGGGAAATCGGCATCGCCGAAGCTCCGGCATGGTTGTGCCTCGAAATTGATAAACTTGTGGAAAACTTCGGCGGATCTCGAAACCTCCCGCAAAATCTCAAGGGTTTAGGGACTGGCCCCGTCATCCACACGGCAAGCCCCGATCATTCCACGAATTTATTCGGGCTCATGGTCGACGGGCGCGAAGACTACATGACGCGCCTTGTGTGGGCGCGTGTTGTCGATGAACGTAGGCAGACGCCAATCAAGCCCGGCCCGACAGAGGTGGATCAAATCGCCGCCGTTCTGTTCGTGACCTATTCACGCAACGTCAAATCCCGGTTGTCGGTCCCCGGCGCGTCTCAAGACGATCTTCTTGAAAAAGAAGGCCGGGGCATTTCCCTGCTGCGCCAGAAGCTTCATGCGGCCTTTGCTCAGTGGGAAGGCAAGGTCCAGCTTCACGCCGACGCAGGGCCGCCCGAAAAGCCTCAAGGCTACGAAAGCCCGCGCCCTATCCAGCCCGCAGCAGAGAAGATCCGGTTCGATCCTGAGACGGGCGAGATATTCAGCGAACCTGCGCCCCCAGAATTGGAAGTCCTGAGCCTGCCGGAAATCCGCAGGCTTCCTGACCCCAAATACCTTGTCGAGGGGCTCGTGATCGAAAAGAGCTTTGGCATCACGTTTGGGCCTCCCGGCTGCGGCAAGACCTTCATCGTCAAGGACATGGCCCTGAGCATCGCCTACGGCCTCAAGGAATGGTGGGGGCGCAAGATCCACAAGACCGGCCCGGTGATCTACATCAGCTCAGAAGGCTCGTCAGACGCCAAGTTTCGCATTGGGGCGTGGGAGACCCACCATCAGGTCAAGGACGACACTGCGCCTTTCTACCTGATCCGGCAGGCGCTCAATTTCCTGTCCCCGGATGATGTCAACAAGCTCCTGAAGGCGGTCGCGTGGGTCGCCAAGAAGGAGGGGATTAGCCCGGTGCTAGTCGTCGTCGATACCGTCTCGCGCGTCATCCCCGGCGTCGATGAAAACCTCCAGAAGGACATGACGCTGTTCATCAAGGCTTGCGACATGGTTCGCGAAGCCTTCGACACGACCGTCATGGGCGTCCACCACACCTCCCGCGCAGGTAACTTGAGAGGTTCAACTGTCTTTGACGGGGCCGCCGACGTCCTGATTAGCGTCGAGCGTGAGGAGGGGGAAAGCTATGGTCAGATCACCGCCAAGAAGATCAAGTCCGCGGCAGATGGATGGTCTCAAGAGTTCGAATTGAGGAAGGTGGACGCTGGCTACATCACGCCAGCGGAGTCCCTCGTGTCGATTGGCGTCGTCCCAAATCAGGGAGCAGCACCACCTAAAAAGCAGTCAGATCCCCTCCCAGAAAGGGCGATCCTCAAACTGATCCTGCGCGAAATTGGCGCCGCATGGGCCAGCGGCAAGCCGTGGTCGAACAAGCCTCAGACCAGAAACGAAGGTCGTTACGCGCCCACGATGCTCGAAAAGCAGTGGGGCATAAAGGAGAAAGCCGCCATGAAATTGATCGACGATTGGCTCTACAACAAAATCTTGGCTTTTGAAGAAGTCGACTCAAAGCGCAGCAAGAAAGGATTAAAAGTCATCGGATCTTTAGATTAAATTCCTCAAAACAGTTGGCGGAAGTCTGGCGGAAGTTGGCGGAAGTTGCTGAAGTTGCCTTGCTAAGTCATTGAAAACAAAAGGTTTGAGAGGTGCTGTTTTTGGCGGAAGTCTGGCGGAAGTAGCGGAAGTCCAAAAATAAGTCATTGAAAACAAAGGGTTTTTTGGCGGAAGTCTGGCGGAAGTTGGGGCCCCCTTACTAACATTAGTAAGGTAAGGGTAGGCGGGGGGCTCCTTTGAAGTCGCCCCCGCCTTATTTCCCCGTTGGGGTGTGGTTTGGACGTTATCGAGATGGAGACGGAAATGGAAAAGGATAAAGCAAAGGTTAAGACGAGGGTCGTAGGTGGCCGCAAGCTGACCATGCGTGATGATGAGGTGAAGCTTGCGGACAGAGACGAATGGTTCCTGTACCGGGTCGAGGGTTGGTCAAGGCATGGATGGGACAGCCTCAAACTGTTTCGATATGCGAAAGGACCAAAAAATCTTTGGCAGCTTGGTCATAAGGATGGCCGGATGGCGAGAAACAAGGATTTGAAGTTGTTGACCGAACACCATCCTGTCATCGCGGAATGGGTTCTTGAGGTAGCATCGCAAGCGAGGGGATCTGACTATGGCGAAGCCTAAGAACACGGCAGAGAAGGTTGCGGCGGCTCCGGCAGCCCCGAAGGCGTCCAGCTTCCCCGCATGGCAGCTAGACCCCGGCACCTACATCGCAGGGCAGGAGGAGATTGACGATCTCGACCTCGTGGCGATTGAAATGGAACGGAAGTGGGGGGCCGACCGGCTGCGCCTGCTTGTGCCTAAGGAGCTGCGCGAGAAGTACGACCGGCAACGCTACCTCACCAATCAGGCGATCTGGCACGGCGACCTTGAGGCGGTCAGGCGCGAGACGAAAAGGATGATCGCGGCATGGAGGGCTCTAGATCGAGCTGCGGAGGCCGCTGGGGCCTCAAGTCTGTCGCCGGAGGTGTGGGAGTGCGTCGGCCAGCATGGCGAGGTCTACGCCCTTGTGAGGGGCCCGCACGAGGCTAGGGCGGTGACGGCCAGCGGAAGGTTTGTGAAAGTCTACACGCTCGATGAGATCGCCCACCTGCTGGACGGGTTCCCGGAATTGGCAAAAACGAAAGAGACATTCCCCGGCGCGATGGTCTACAAGGCCCGCACGAGCGTCACAGATCCGCTTGACGGTTTGCCGGATAGCAAGGAGCCCCTGAGCGATCCCTTGCCGTTCTAGGGGCTCCCACGCTGATTAACGCAAAATGTCGTCGTCTACGTCGTCCAGCTTATTTTGAGTTGAATATTTCATGTAACGCTTCTTGCGAAGCTGGACCATCAAACATCCGCAGGATCGGGTGTTCCCGCTTCGCAGGCTTTTGCCCACAATTTCCTTTTCAGCTCCGCAGTCGCATTTGCATACCCACAAAAGCCGATTGTCTCGGCCTAGTTTTTCTGCGGAACGCAGAACGGTTAACCGCCCGTAACGCTTTCCGACTTCGTCAATTCGGACTTGTCTCATGGCCACCCTCCAATTGATGGGCTATCCAGTCAATGTCGATCTTGTTTTCAATCAAGGCCGCTAGGACAATGCCCAGCAGCCTTGGGGGATGATGCTCCCCTGAACGCCATTTTTCGACCGCTCGTCTTGTGGTTCCGCTGATAATGGCTACATCTCCGACCGTAATCTTGAGCGTGTCCATTTTTAGGCGCAGTTTCTCGGCGTTCAATGGTAAGCCTCCAGCAATGCGGACTGAGCCGACTTCAGAGTGTGCGTGTGGATGATTTGACCATGAACGGATAAGGCACGGTAAAAGTTGAATGATTTCGCTTTCTGTATCCATCCGACCTCATGGCCAAAGTAAGTGACGGTCCATGTCTTGTCCGGGTTCTTCTTGAGTTGGATAGGGCTTTGCATGTCGATCTCCATAAAATGAGGGGGCCGCAGCCCCCGGTTGATTAAGCTGCGATCTTCTTAGCCTTGATCCGGACGACGGGGTAAGCTTTTCCTTCGATCTTGCAGGCGTCAATCTCGGCCTTGGTAAGGCCAAGGTCCATAAGCTTCTGTTCGTTGATGGTCTTCTTGGCCTGAACGCCGATCTCAAGGTCGGCGGTGTTGCCTTCAAGGAAGCCGTAACCGCCCACGGCCAGAACTGCGGCGTCTTTGGCGATCTTGAGGGCGGCCTCCGCCTTATCAGCAGCCGCCTTGGCGGCGAGATAGGCTTCCACGGCGTCGATCATTGCGTTGCTCATTTTCAATCTCCATCTCGATAAGCGGTCATTAGCGACCGTGATTGCAGGATATGCGAACTATCTTCGTATGTCAACAGGGCTGGATCATTTTTTATTCAGTTTCTGCGAGGTGATCGCAATCGAGGTTGAAAGCCTCCAGCCAATCGCGCATGTCCTTCCAAGGATAACAGTTGTCGCTATCAAAAATGCGCCAGACCTCGATGGCGACGTACTGGGTTACGTCACGGGCTATGCCAGTGGTCAAGTCATTTTCGATGATCTTTTCCAGACCCTTGGCGTCAATCTGGCCGGAAGCAATATCGGCAATCGCTTCCTTGGTTGTTGGATACATGCCGCCTTCAATGTAAGTCTGGCCTTTGTAGCGGGCGATGACGAAAGTAAACTTGTCCATGTCAATCTCCATAAGGTTGGGGGCCGCAGCCCCCGGTTGATCAGGCCGCCTGCGCCATTTGGTTGGTGCAAACGTAAGGCTTGTTCCATTTGCCAATGTTGATGTAGCAGTACCAGCCAACGTCAAAGTAGTCGCTCATGCTGTCGCTTTTGTCCCAATTGCCTTCCATCAGGACCGGCCAGATTTCCTCAAAGAAGGCCAAGGCCAAGCCGGTGTAGCTTTCGTCGTACCGATATTTGCTGACGGTCAGGTATTTGGTGGCCGGGTCAAAATTGAACTGCCGGTAGTTCTTGGGGTTCTCGTTGTAATTGCCAATGAAGTCGATGTTGCCTTGGCTGATGTTCAGATAAAGGGTCGAGCTATTTCCGACGCTAAAGCTTGCCTTGATGCCATACTTCTTGAGGATGGGCTTCGCCTTGGCGACGATCTGGGCTTTCTTCTCTTGACTGATGTAGGCCATGTCTATCTCCATCTCGTTAGGCCAGCTCTCTCGCTGACATGATCACAATATGCGAACTTCCTTCGTATGTCAACAGCTATCTGAAGAAAATTCGCATATTTTTTTATTTTTATGCGCAGGCCATTTCCTTTTCGTTTTTTGCGTAAAAGGCTTTCGCCTTCTCCATGACCGTAGCAATCATCTCCAAAGCGGCGGCCTGTTGCTCGTTGACCGCCTTTTCAGTTGCCCGGCCTTTCACCTTACGAATCAGCGTCACGTTGTAATCGCTGAACATCATGAATGACATCATTCCGTTTTCAATCTTCACCACAACTGCGTTGGTGGTTAGATCGCCGCTTGAGCGTTTCATCGTGTTGATCTTGATTGCCTTGTTCGGGCCAAGCTCTGGCGCAGGAATGGTGTTTTCAGCCTGCCATCCGTAGTAACTTTTATAAGCCTTGACTTGCATGTCGATCTCCATTCGGTTTGGGAGGGATGGGGCCGAAGCCCCTATTATTTCATTCCTTTGTTGAGCCACTTGTAGGCTTTGCTGGCCCAAAGCTTGGCGCTTTCCACATTGTCAAAGTTACCCCGAGACCATGATTGGGGTTCACCCTGAACCCACTCGGTCGGGCCAACTTCATACACCCGAACATATTGCTTGGCTTTTTCATCCCGAGCGTAGGCGATAACGCCTTCGATTGATTTGGTATCATTCCAGAGGATGGGGCCGGTGAACTTCTTAGAGTTAAACCGAGCGCCGAGTTCATAAGAGGTTGTCATTTCGATCTCCATCAGTTCTTCATCAACCATGACCCTACAGTATGCGAACTTTCTTCGTATGTCAACGCCCGTTTGAAGAAAATCTGCATATTTTTTATTTTTTTTAGGTCCACAAATTTGCGTAGTATTCGCCTTTCATGGTCCGTTTCTTGCGTACCGCTGCATAGTGAACCGGGCCGAACATCTCCCATGACTTTGTGCGGACCCAGTTGCGGGCCTCGTCAAAGCTATTGAAACGCTCGCGGATGATCTCCTTCGTTTCCTCGTTGCGAATTGCCCCGGTAAAAGTGTCGAACTTGTTTGCGAAAGCCGTGATGGTCGCAATGTGCTTCGTATTGCCAAGGTCCATGTCAATCTCCTCACTTCTTCTCGAACTGCGCCTGAACCGCCTTTGCTATCTTCGCCATCTCCTCAAAGTCAGGATTCAGGATCTTGATCTTGGGCACGAAAGGCTTGGACGGTTTTGCTGCTGGGTAAAACTTCTTGCGAACCGGATCGTAAACCATCTTTTGCATGGTGATCCTCCTTACTGTTTCACCGTCTGGCCGTAATCATAAATGGCTTTGGTGTATTCCTTCCAACGGCCTTTCCCGTTTCCGACCCATGCCACAACTGTCGTGCGGCCTTGGCCATAGAAGCGGCCCATCGTGTCGCGGTTCCCCGCATAAACCCATTGGCCTATTTGAAGGTTCTGAAGACCTTTTTCGTTCAGGTTCCAGATGTTCACTGCTGCTTTGTATTTCATGTCGATCTCCATAAGGTTGGGAAGGGGTGGGGGCCGAAGCCCCCGGTTGGATTAGGCTGCAAAGTCGGTTGCCCAGTCAGTGTAACGCTCTTCGGCGTCCATCTCTTCGGCTTCAATCTCGTTTTTCAGGTAGTGAGTAAGCTCAACCGCGGAGGCGCGAACATCAAGGTCGCTGTCGTTCAGGAATGCTTCGGTCTCAGCGATCTTGACCAGCGCGTTGGTGATGCGGTGCATGTAACCGAACTTGCCGAGGTTGAGCATCTTGGCGGCATAGGGGTAGATGTTTTCCATTTCGATCTCCATCCGGTTGTTCATCAACCATGAATGTACTCTATGCGAAGAAACTTCGTATGTCAACAGCCAAAAGCAAAAAAAATCGCTTATTTGAAAATTTTTTTTTCGTGGGTTATCCTTGCCTATGGAATTGAAAGACAAGCTTGCGCTGACGATATGCGCTTATGAACTCCCCGGTGAACCATGCGACAAACCTTGCATGTTTTGCCTTGGTCAAGCTGATGTAATCTTAAAGGTGATCAATGACGAAACGCAAAGCGCCGGAGGACAAGCTAAAAGTCGGAAGGCCAAGCGGTTATCGCCCGGAGTTTTGCGAACTTGTGCTTGAGCTTGGTGCGCAAGGTAAAAGCTTCACGCAGATGGCTGTTGCGACGGGTTACACGAAAGCAAGTTTGCACGGATGGCGTGATCAATACCCAGAATTTGCTACCGCTTTAGCGCGCGCTGTTGAGCTTTCCCAACAATGGTGGGAGGAAAAAGCACAAGCTGGGCTTGGAGACCGCAACTTCAACGCTGCATTGTGGATGAAGATTGCAGCCTCCCGCTTCCGTGAGGACTACGCTGATCGCAAGGAAGTCACAGGCGCGAATGGCGGGCCTATTCAGCAGGCTGTGACGCTGCGGACGCTTGATGTGTCTGAGCTGGACGACGATCAGCTTGACGCGCTTGAGACTGCGCTGGTGGCCACGCTTGGGAAAGATTGATCTCCCGCGCGACATAGACGGGCGCTCTACGCTCGACGCCATTGAGAAGCGCCGCTGCGAACTGTCGCTGGCCAACTTTATCAAGAAAGCTTGGCATGTCGTCGAGCCCGGCCAGCCCTACGTTCACAACTGGCACATCGATCTGATCTGTGCGCACCTTGAGGCGATCACAGACAACCATGTGCTTGAAGACGGATCGCCTTACAATCGCCTGTTGATTAACGTGCCGCCCGGCACAATGAAGTCGATGATCGTCAACATCTTCTGGCCATCATGGGAATGGGGGCCGCGCAATCAGCCGCATCTGCGCTACATCTGCGCCGCGCATCAACAGGGCCTCGCGATCCGCGACTCAACCAAGATGCGCCGCCTTGTCACCTCCGACTGGTATCAGAAGCACTGGGGCGACCGGGTGAAGCTGACCGGCGATCAAAACGCTAAGACCAAGTTCGAGAACACGGCGACCGGGTTCCGCGAGGCGCTGGCCGCAGGTTCGATCACGGGTTCGCGCGGCGACCGAGTGCTGATCGACGATCCGCACAGTGTCGAGTCGGCAAACTCAGACGCCATGCGCGCCTCGACGCTTGAATGGTTCACAGAAGCCGTTCCGACGCGCCTGAACAATCCAAAGACCAGCGCCATCGTCGTCATCATGCAGCGCCTGCACGAGGAGGATGTGTCCGGCGTCATCCTTGAGCGCAAGGGCTTCCTAGGCGTCTACGACCACATCTGCTTGCCCATGCGCTACGAGGCATGGCGTGATGGCGTCACGACGAAGCTGGGCTATGCCGATCCACGCGAGGAGGAAGGCGAGCTTCTATTCCCGCAGCGTTTCCCACCCGAGGTTGTGGACCGCGACGAAGCGGCGATGGGGCCTTACGCCGTCGCCAGCCAGCATCAGCAGGTTCCCTCGCCTCGCGGCGGTAACGTCATCAAGGACCAGTGGTGGCAACTCTGGGATCACACGCACTTCCCGCCTTGCGACTTCATCGTGGCGTCGATTGACACCGCCTACAGCAGCAAGGCCGAAGAGCGCGGCGACTTCAGCGCCTGCACGATCTGGGGCGTCTTC